GGACCAGTAATGGCTACCTGCTCACCTTTTGATTGATAAATTTCTGCCATTTGTTTTTATTAAATCAATTTAGGAGAAAGCCATACCGGGAGGAAGCTGTGAAATTGGAATGTCACGTCCTTTAACAAGTGAACTTGCATTACCTCCTCCACCTGGGGAAGGAGCTTTAGCACCGAAGCCAGCACTGATTCCACTTAGAGCAGCACTGCCAAGACCAAGAATAAGTCCACCTGTTCCTGGAGAAGTTGGTTGAAGCATACGATTGGACGCAGCAATGTTGTTGGCGCTCTTCTGATTCTGGTAAATTGCTTCAGCAGCAGTACCATAATCTTGACGTGCAAAGGCTAGATTCTGAGCAATGTTAGCAAGATCTCTTCCATATTCACGTTCGGCATCGGACATCAGAAGGCCAATAGACTGACCACTACGACCACTTGCCAGGACAGTACCTTGCGCTTGAAGGGATTGAACAAGACGACCCTGCGCTTCCTGTGATGCCTTCATAAAGTCACCTTGAAGCTTTTGCTGCTCGGATACATATCCTCGGTTAGCCGCATCTGCGTTAAGTTGAATTTGTTGGGCGTAAGCTCTTTCAGATTGATCGTAAGCAGCTAATTGCGTTTGATACTCTTGCTGTTGCTGGGTATAAGAAGCGATGCTGCTAATAGCTGTTTGAGCCGCAGTGATGAGGCCAATTGTGACTGGATCTATGCACATTTTGTTAATTTAGCAAATTCAACATAAGTTAAACGGTTAGGACCAACACAAACATATCCAAGCCTTTTAAACCCAAGCAGGTGTAAAAGCTTCATGTGCATGTGATTCCTTGGATCAGCAATGTTATGGAGTACATCAAAGGAGGTTTGTTGATCGACCCATTTTCTAGCCTCCTGTAAAAATTGTCTGGGATAGGCTCGGACATGTGGAGTGGTCATCATCCAAATTGCTCCACAATGAGCATCTGTTCTGGATACTCCTGCTACCCCACAAATGTTATTGGTGTTGTTCCAAAAGGTAATGGCAGGATCGGAATGCAACACAGAAAGAGTAAGGGCCTCAACCATATCGGTAAAGCCAAGGCCCTCAATTTCTCTTTTGTCTGCCTCTTGGAGGTTGGTAGCCACATACTTAGCATCTAATGTTGTGGCTTTGTGGATCAGCTTATCAGCCATACTTACATGGTCCGTATGCCTTTGTTATTATAAGTACCTTCCCAGTTAAGAGAAGTGAAGGCAGTGGGGAACGCATTGTCTGCAACCAAGGTTACATTAACTTGTGTCCCTTTAGCCATGATTGGAATAGTGTTGGCAGCATTACGAATCATAGGAACCGTATTTGCTGCGTAAAGATTAGCAAGTTCTTGAGGCAAATCAAGACTAAAATTAGCTCTGTTATCTGCTTTAACTTGAACTTTAAATGGACCTGACTCGTAACTATTAAGTTGAATACGATGAACAGTAGGGATGTTTAGAGTATCTTTACGTCCCTCATCTTGGATGACATAAAATGCTGGCATCTCTGCTTCGGCTGTGTACTTATATCCAAGTGCAAACTTTTTAGTAGTTTGATCACCATCAACAAGAACATAGTATCGTTGTCCAACTGGAGATGCTAGATTTGTTTGAAGTGACAACTCTGAAACATGACCTGGGTTATCAGCATCCAGTGAAACTACTACTGGTTGTTCATTAGCATTTTCAAATCCATCCTTAAAGCAGATTTTTGTTTGATCATTAACAGCATCATAAACAAGGGTAGGATTATAATCAAATAAATCCAACCTAAGATCTACATATTTGCCATCAAAGAATACAGCACCACCTGGGGTATCTGTAAGAAGATTGATATGACCTAAAACGTACAAATTGTCTTGTTTGATCACAAGATATACAAGATCATGATCAAAGGCAATGGATTGAATAATTCCAGGAACTGTCCACTTAAACCAAGAAGACATGACCCTGGTTTCTGCATTAAAGTATCTGAATAGATAAATCTCGTTTGATTGTTGTAGGCTAGTTAGAGCTATGGTTGATGCAGAACTTGATCCAGTTAGATTAGAAATGGCATTAGGAATATAAGAAGGAATAGCTCTTGTTAGTTCAATGGCTTCTCCTTTATCTCCATTGATTGACATTTCAAATACGCTACTAGCATTGTCCCCTTGTTTAACAAAGACAATAGTTGAACCAGTATCAAATGGGCTAATATCTTCATCTTGTTCAAATTGCGAAATTGTATTTATTTCTGCTGAAGCTGCTGAGAAAGCATCAGTTGTAGTAGTCAATAAATACTGCGCTTTTGTTGAAAATAAAAGAAGTCCACGAGCACTAGGCAAGGCATACCTAAGTTCTATGGGTCGTAGTGAGCCACAACTAATATCAACAGGATCGCTTTGAACAGTTGTGATGACTGTTGACAAGAAGAAATTAAAGTAATCACCTGCTTGAGAGCAAATGACATTTTCACCAGAAGTCAATACCAAACGATTTCTAAAGAAAGAAATACCATGGATTGGTTTTCCTACGAAGCTTGGCATTGGATTGGAATCAGCATCTCCAACTGCTCTATACTTCCAATACTCAGAAAGGACTTCATCTCCAGTTCCAGTTGTTGTTGTTATATTAGTAATGGTAAATGCATCACCAAATGAATTTTGAACTATATCATTTAGTAAATAATTTTTACCACCTTTTTTAACAGCAACTCCATCCAAAGTATTTGGAAGTACTTCAACAATTTTCATTCCGTAGTAAAGGCCAGTCTGAGGACCTGTGGTTGGGATTCCTTGGAACGAATATGTTTTATTTCCAATGGTCAGTGGAAGGACACCTATAACCGTACCTATTTGTACGTTATTTTCATAATATATATAACCACCAGCGGTTGAAATAACGTAATTTGGTCCTGGATAATTATAATTGGTTGTAGTTGTAATAGATTTGGTTTTGGTTACTTCAAGTTCTAAGCCAGTACCACTTCCACCTGTTACAGAAAAAACTTGTCCAATTTTATATTGAGTTATTGGACTGCCATTAATTGAAACAGTGGTTGCAACACCAGTCAAAGGTGCTGTTGGAGTAGATCCTAATGCACTTGCTTTGTCAAGGATTCGATAAGTAAATGTCCCATTGGCCTCACGAATAATCGCATGAGGCATAGTACTTTCATCAATTCTCTCTTTAACCTGAGGACCAAGACATTCCGTCCAATTGCCAACTCCAGATGATGAATTATCGGCTGTTTTAAATTCAACCCAATAATCATCAGCAATAGTATCTTCCTTTGCTTCTATTTTAATTTTTAATCCGTTTATAAATTGCTGAGGCAACTTAGAAGCAAGAGGAACCATTCCTTTAAAAGCTTCTATTGCTAAACCGTTTTGACCACCAGATGCTTCAATGGCAAAATCAGCATTATTAACACGGCGAATATAGATTGAGTTACCAACAGCCGTAGATGTATAAAGAACATTTCCATTGATAGCAGTAACCAAATTACTGGTAATGCTATTAACATCTAAGGTAGTAGTGGATGTGGTTGGAGTATTATATGTAAACGTATACCCATCCAATTTAATGGTATAGGTACTTGCATACGATACAGTATTTATATTAACAAGAGCATAGGGCGTAATGGCAGCAGATTCACTACCAGTTTTTTCTTGAACAATTACGTTTCTATTTACAATAAACGCGTAATCATTGATTTGAAATAAAACAAGCTGATCTGAAATCGTATGAGTTGCATACGCAGCAGCACCAGCGGTAATAGCATTGACAATCTGCTGAGCGCCTGTTTTGGCGTTCCAAATTTTCAGACTGCCTGCTTTAGAAAATTGAACAATATATTTTTCGTCCTCATCACGAAACATGGTAAACCACGTCCCATCTGCTACTGCCCCATCAAGCTTACTAATACCTTCAATGCCAGGCCGTTTCGCCAAACCAAAGGTAAGATCGGGGTAGTAGTTAGTGCAAGAACGAAATTGATTAGATAGTTTTATAGTATCAGGTTGCTGAGATACTCCACCGATCAGGTTAGGAAGCTTTTGAGAGATTGCAGTCATTATCGGGCAATCGTTTGAAAGGGTGTATAAGAGATGTAAAAGTTTTGTCCAGTTTCAATACCAAACACATTTACATCAGATGTGCCGGTATCATACGCAAGACAATTAGCACGAAGTACTGTTTCATCTTGTGCATTAAATTTAAACATGGCTTCAGAACCAACAACACTTCCCGCAAACACACGAGTAGCACGTTGGGTAATGTAATCTTGAAATACCTGAGCAAGATCTTCAAAGTCAAACAACCATACCACATCACACAGAATTGGATTACCCTGTGGAAATACATATGTGTGTTTTACTTTATCATAGAGCCTGCCATCCCTCAATACGGTCTGGTATTTTTGCACGTTTGAGATTTTATTATCAGACAATTGCAGAACGTTTGCGGGCACATAAATAAACCCGTTTCCGTCTGGAGTAAAAGGATAGTTGATTTCAGTATTAAAATGCCAACCTTCTCCTTGAACTTCTCTATTTACTGATTCTAAAATTGAAAGAGCCAGGGAAATTTCAGGATTTGCAATATCAAGAGACACCACGGGTGCCTGCCCGATACCAGCCAGCATTTGATTGACAGCTTCAAGTTTCGTAGTCATCTGTTTCGGACAGGCCGTAAATAAAAAAAAAGTGGGGCTAACCTTTAATAGGCTAACCCCGTTATTAAAGCCTAATTTAAAAGTAAATCAGGCAACGTTGCGGAAAGCACCAGCACAGGAAACGCGTACAGGACCAGCACCATAGGCCAGACGGCCCACGATAACATCGCCCTGGTAGATCACCTGAGTATCAGCACCAGTGGTTTGAACGGAAGGACCAATGGCTTCCACCACACCAGCAGCATCACGATGGAAGATCAGACCGCAGGAGTTGGTGAAGTCGGTAGCAATACCGTAGTTGTTGTTTTCACCGGTCACAGCAGCCGCATCAATGGCAGTACCAGCAGCAGAGCCGTACTTACCAAGGAAGGGGATGTTGTTGGACTTGTAGATCTTGATACCAGCGATCTCATAGAGACCTTCGCCGCTGTTCAGGCTACCACCGGCAGCACCGTACTCACGGTTAAGGATGTTGGTATCGACTTGGCTGATCAGGGCATAGTACTGACGCGGAGACAGCACGGCCACACGACCATCCTTAGGAGCAGCGATCTCATCCAGACGGGCAGCGGCTTCAAAGAAACCATCCACCAGGGCTTGAGCATCGTATTCCTTGTTAGCACCAAGGTTCACACGGAAGCCACCAGGCTCGCCGGTCACAGCAGCAGTCAGGCCAGAGGCACGATCCAGAACGCGGAAGATGCGGCGGTCATAGAACTCAGCCAGGCTTTGACCGATCTGACGGGCGATGGGGCCACGGATGTCATATTGGGCCAGGGTCTCGTCCAGGTCATAGACGAACGCAGAGGCAACCAGCAGGTCGTCCATTGCGATGGTGGTTTCGGCCACAGGAGGGTTGCCGCTACCAAGGATAGCAGTACCGGGGGTGTGGAAACCAGCCTGGATACGACCGGTGTGAATGAATTGTGCTTCCTTGCCGTTACGCAGGGTGCGGTTCATCACCAGACCCTTAGCAATGGTAGCATTACGGAAAGCCTCATAGACTTCTCCGGTGAAGAGCTTCAGAAACAGAGCCTTCTTATCGCCAGCTTTGTTTGATTGCCCCAATTGGGTAAGCGTTGCAGTCATTGTTTTAGTTAATAAATGTTGTCAATTAAATCTAAGGCATTAAGAGCTTTATAAGCACGCCTGGCACCTAAATAAGGCAAGAAGAAACTTAGGATCCTTGTCACTTCTTTCTTTTTAGCTGTATGCCATTCATAAGCTGGTTTCCAATGAGGATTAGATTTTGATTGTTTTGTAATGTAAGGACCATTGATACGCTCAACGCCAACAATCTTACTGAATTTTTCAAGAACATCTTTATCGCACATTTTAATACTAATGCGTGGAAACGAATATCCTTGAGTATTACAAAACACAATTGAACCTTCGCCCTCAAATAAACCTGCTGCCCAGGCGATTTCAGTTTCGCTAGCTAGCATTGTATATTTAATTTTTATTTGGGGTTATCCTTTCCTGGGTTATCTTCCGCAGAAGGCCCATTCCAGTCTAGACTGGGTTTTTAACGAGGTTGTCCCATCCTCAATAGGCAAGGGGGACATTGCAGTCCCCACAATCTGTTAGATCAGATCGCCGCTTGCAGCCAGTTTTTCTTCAATGTCAATCCGATATGCCGGATCATTACGATACCGAGGATCAGAAATGGCACGAGCCAATTCGGCTTGTGAACGGAATCCCTTAACGGTATTCTTCACAGCTTTACCCGATACGGGTTTTCCTTCAAATCCCACGGCGTCACGATAGCGTTGGTTAAGAGCTTGCACAGCAAAGAATACTGCGTCTTTGTTTCCACTGTTGACTACGTTATCGTAGGCAGCAACTTCTTCGGGACTTAGATTCTCAGCAGCCCAAGCAAGGGTTTCCCCGTAGGCTTTGTCTCCGCCAACTGACTTCACAATCTCTTGTGCTTCAGCGTCAGAGAGGGGCCTAGAAGCCACAGGAGGGGCGTTCTTTTGAAGTTCCAGGTACGCCTCCACGAGCTTTTCGGAAGGCATCTCCTTGAGCCTCTGAACGGTCTCAGGGCTCAGTTTATTGTCGTTGGAGTAGTACTCCTCAGAAGCCTTTAGGATTGCTTGGACTTCTTCAGACTGTTCAGACTCATCATCTGTCTCTGCCTCCGACTCTTCCTCCGACTCTGCCTCAGGTTCTTGGGTGGTTTCGTCTTTCTGTCCAAGTTTCTTTTCAAGCTCTTTATAAGCCTTTTCAAGATCCTCAGCAGATTTAAACTTACCAGCGTACCGAAGTTCTGCTTCGGCTTCTTCCCTGGCTTGTTCGTACTTGCGTTGATCACGCGCCTCCTCTTCGTCTTGAAGCTTTTGCCCAAGTTCAAGCAGACGCAGTTCTTCGGTTTGACGACTTTCGGTTACTTCAAGATCGTCGGTGGAATCAAACGTAATTTCAGGCATTGGTGATTAGTGAATAACAAGGGTAACGCCGCCTAGACCAGGAGTAATAACACGAGGAGTGCTACTACCATTTTCGGTTGGGCGGGCGGTGTTTGCTCGAACAGCAGGCTTACCGGCTGGCTTTTTCTTTGGTGTCAAACCCTTTGGAGTGGATTCAACAATTTCAAAATCACTGGGGTTGAGGTTGCTGGGGTTGTCCAGTGAGGAGTCCGGTGCTTTGCTGGGCATTTGTGAGGAAGTTTCTAACGCCATCTAGGGCTTCTGGATTTTTACTAGGATCAAGCATTGGAGCCTTCATCAGATCAGACGCTTGGCCAACCATGTTCTGACTCATTGCTTGCATTTGCATTTGCTGCATTTCTGCATCCCGTTCTTTAGCGGTCTTCACCAAGTTCAGGGTATCAATGCCTTGGGCAGCAGCAAGACGTTTGATTGCTTCTTCAGGATTGATGAACTTAACCATATTCTCAGGCCCAAGGGACTGGGAAACAGTTTGAAGGAACATCATCAAAGATTCACGATCTTGCCCACGTCCAATGCCTTCAATGCCTGCAACAACAGTAGGGAAGACAATGCCTTTTGGAAGTTTGGGAACTTCACCAGCACGTTGAAGAACAAAGAGTTTGCGTTGAAGATAGGGACGAAGCAGCTCCGAAGTTAGCGTACCATAGATACCACCAAGTTGCTCGTTGAGTTCCTGCTGGGTAGCACGAATCTCTTCTGCGGTGGTACGTTCTGATTGACGTACCGTAAGAATAAGAAACGCTTCACTTAACCGTTGGGTAAGCTGTGTAACCATGTTCATAGCAGTAGAGAAATCAGCAGACTTCTGTGCTTGAACAACAGTCACATCATCGGCACGTCCTTGAAGAATAGCTCCGTTGCCTGCCTTAGCAAGGGTGCTGGGTTTAACCGTAGCTGATGGGGACACGAGGAACACCACCTTAGCAGCAGCAGCCGATCCTTCAACCATGGCTTGCATCAGACCCTCAAGGGACTTCAGATCACCAAGGTATTCTTCAATACGACCCCGACCATAGTCCTCTCCATCAACAACGTTGAACCGAAGAGGTAGCCAAGGAGATGTGGTCTTAGGAGATTTGCCTTGAGTTTCCTCTAAGATTTCTCCATCGACTTCTTGACGCCAACGCCATTGTCCATCCTTGAGTTTGGCCCAAGTATAAACAGCAGCCTCATCTTCACCAACCATTACATCTACTGCTGGAGTAGAAGTGTTGTCATCAACACGATTGATGCTTGATTTAGATTTTTGAAACTGCTCAGGCAGGAATTGACGATTAATAGATTCAACAGTAACGATCTCTGTGGGATTACCTTCTCCATCTCTGACGACCACAAAACGGTCAAGAGGATAAAGTTTTAGCCCACTCGAACCCATGTAAAGCAGGACATTACCTGTTACAATCAGATGCTTCATTGCCTGATGAAGGATAACACGATCCTGTGATTCGGCAATGTTTTGCATTACTACCCGCTCCATTTTGGAGAGGCTCAAATCAATTTCAGATTTGATTGTAGCATCTAGATTTGGATCCGAGGCGAGTTTACCGTCGTTGATCTGAAGCTTAAAGAACGTAGCTGTTACTGGGAACAAGCTAAGCATAAGCTTCGAGGCCATGACGTTTACGCCTTTGGCCCCGATAGATTGCCAAGGAGTTGTGAGCTTTTGGCCATTTACTATTCCCGTAGGAGTTAGCAGGTGAGGCAAGCTAAGGGCTGCACAATCTCTGGCTGTATCGAGGAAGATCGTTCTGTCACTAGCAAGCCTTGCGTAACGAGCAGCGGCAGACGAATGTTCCATAATCATTTACCAATGTTCAAATTAACTGCACCGGAAGGCTTACTTCCCCCAGTGGACAAAGGAATAGACAACATAGAAGGTCCACGACGGCCACGCATGGTGGCTTCCTTTTGACTGGTTGCTGGTTTAACAACCGTAGGAGTAGACGGAGTTACCGGAGTAGGAGGGGGCGGAGGAGGCTCCGGCATTTTTGGCATCTGTGGTGTGCTGGGATTAAAAAGACACATAGCTTTAATGTATTTTTGATTTAAGATGTCGAATAATTTCAACACATCCAGCCATACGTCCAGCTTCCCATTGAGTCATTTCATGGTCTGGATATTGATCTGGATACATTTTATCAAGCTCTTCGACAAGCTTTAAAAGATCCACCTTTCCACCAAGCACATGTGTTAGTGGAAGGGTTTCACTTTCGAGGTAGGCATTAGCCATATTGTGGAAGATCGGTGTTTGATGCCTCAAAGAATGCAGGCATACGAGCACGTTGGGTGTCTTTAAGGCCAGGGGCCTTGCCGCGCTCATAGAGGGAATCGGATTGGTTCAACCAGAAGTCCTTATCAAGATACTTATTGGTGGTTGATTTAAGACCATCAACTACCCATCCGACAGTCGCTCTACGAAGTCGATTGAGGCTTGGTGTGGACTTGAGGCCCAGCTCGGAGCAGACCATCGAGTGTATGGCGACGTGCGTTTGTTCGTCGCGGCTGATGTCTGCGGCTGTGCTTCGGATTCCGATGTCTCCATTGAATCGGAAGAAGGGGAGGATGACGAAGAAGACACTGCGTTCAAGGATAGCTGCTTTCAGAATTGGATGCTCTGGTGCGTCTAGCCAAGCTTTGAGGATGTGTTTTGCTTCATCTTCATGCTTCTGGTTTGCACCGTGGGCATCAATGACATAATTAAGGGCTTGGTCGTGTCGCTCTTCATCCAGTTGATTGGACAGCAAAGCTTCACGCAAACCAGGAGTGTTGGGTAGTTCGCGTTCTAATCCTTGTTGGAGGAACTCACGAACGGGAAGCTCAAGATGACGAAGCCCAAGAGCACGTTTAATTGCATCTTCGGAGCCACCAACTAGCTGCCCTTTTTGAACAGCCAAAGGTGTCCATTTTCTTTTTCTTGAAACTACTTGATCGTAGGGCGACAGGGTTGAGTTCATTCTCCGCAGGGGATGCAAATTTCGTTTTCTGGTTTAACTTTGGGACAGCCGCAATCAGGATCAACCTCCTCCTCAAATCCAAAGAGATCCTTGAAGTCATCATCAAGAGCAGCAAGGGCGTCGTCTTTGGCTTGAGTATCAGGCATTACCTGAAGCGAATAATAAAGACTTGTTTGTGGAGAATACATCCACTCATTAATAAATTCTTTATCGTAAGTAACAACGTCAGACCAGCTATTGAAACTATACCCATGGAAGAGCAGTGTATTCTGGAAGAGGCGAACAATACCATCCACCACTTCCTTATACGCATCCCAACCTACCTCAGCGGCGATTTCGACATCCGGCGGGTAGTCATAAGACTGGACTCCGAAAGTCCCACTATCCCTATCGACGTGACGACTGATAGGAGGGGCCAGCTCTGGGGCAGTAGTATAGCCACGCAGATCGACATTGTTGTAAGAG